ACTGACTGAGTGTCATCTGTGCCGATCCGGGAACTACGGAAGACATTTGAAGACCTGGACGCTCTTTCTTTTTCAATGCCAGCTCTGGAGCAGAACCATCTGTGATTCGCAGCGTTTCTTTATTCCAGCGCATCAGGCAAGTCTTGTTTGCCGCATCAGAGTTTCGTGCCTTAGGGAACTCGAATCGATACTCACCTGCCTCATGCATAGCATCGGTCTTCACCGTTGCGATCATCAAGTCGGAAGTATTGGTTTTGGATGATCCACCTTGAACGTCGCCTTGATGCATCTTTCGACCGTCGTTAATCGCTTCAGTCGCGTGCTTACCGAGCTGTGAACCGCTGACCATAACCGCGTCGTAATCGAATCCAATACCACGAACTTCTTCGGAGACGTACTGATCCTTCAAGAACATATTGCTCGCATCAACCTTGCGCGCCGACTGCATAATGTCGAGGTAATCTACAACGATCCAATCAGGACGGAATGCCTTTGATGATTCGAGTTCGTTCAGATACGCACTAATGTGATTGGCATTGGTCACGCCTTCTCGCATTCGCTTGATGAACAGTCGAGCACCTGTTCGCTCGCCAAACAATTCAATCTCATGAGCAACTTTTGTTTTGTTCATTGGGATCATGCCGGCAGCGATTCGAGCAATCATCTGGTCAGTTCGCATCGCGACCTTGGTGTCTCGCATTTCGATCGAGATGATAACGCCATTCAAACCCTGCTCCATGAAGTTGTACCCGAGGTTCAACATCGAAACAGACTTACCGCCGCCAGACGGAGCAAGGAAGGTAATCAATTCTTGGCGTCCAACACCACCGCCAATCAGCGCATCGACATCTTTCCATCCAGTGCTGATCAACTTGTCGGTTGTCTCCAAACGTTCGAGACGCGCTAGCGGATCAACGAAGTATTCGATGCCGAGATCATCAAGCAATCCGATTTGAGCTGCCGCCTTGAATTGCTCGATCATTCCACCGTAGTCGCGCTTCTCCAGAAAATTAGGACCTTTTCGCAGGACCTGAATCATCGCTGCTGTCTGACAAAACCCTGCGATCTGCTCCGCCAGGTACTGAACGTCCTGACGTTGAATCTGAAAAATCTCTGGAGTGTTCTTTGTTGCTGCCTGAAAAATCTGCGGCGCTGGAACAGCACGATTCTCAGCAAAATATTCTTTCAAGAACTTCACAGACCCCTGCATACCAGGATCAAAATATTCTGGTTGAAGAATTGGGTTGACTCGAGCAAATAGCTCTGGGCACGAGAGCATTGAGTTGATGAACAACCTCTGAGAGTCAGAATCAAAAAGAACAGGTGTTGACATAAACAGATTTGAACTTTGAAGGAATAGTAATGCAAATCCCTTTTACCTATTTGATAGGTTGGTCTTCACACAACATTTGGTATTACGGTGTTAGGTATGCAAAAAATGCTACACCTAATTCTTTGTGGACAACATATTTTACTTCTTCTAAACTGGTCAAAGAATTGAAAAATAGGATAGGCGACCCAGATGTTATCCAAATTCGAAAAACTTTTAATAGTCGAGAGAAAGCTGTTTTATGGGAATCAAAAGTTTTGCGAAGACTTAAACTTTGTGAGCGGGATGATTTTTTGAACAAGGCACGATCAACACCTATAAAATTCGCATTAGCTGGATCTAAACATTGGGTTGGGAGAAAACACTCTGAAGAAACAAAAGCTAAAATGCGAGCTGCTCGTGCCTCACACGTATTTTGATTTGCGGAGCTTCGCTTCGAGCAATGCCATGTCGGTATTGATCTGCGCCGCCAGCGGTTTTGATTTTGTTGTTGCGTTCTTGATCAGACTGTAAATTGTATAGAGCTTTCCAAACTTCTGGAGACTGTCATTTATGTCAGCTGCCCTGTTGTCGACCCAAGTGATCTCCCAACCTTGCTTCAGAACTTCGTCCCGTAGCGCCCCGCCATTGCTGTCCAGATCCATCACGAAGATAATTCGGCGACGCGTCTTATGAAGAATTTCAATCTTTGCCGCATTCAAACTCGATCCGAGAATACAAATGCCGTTCACAGTCTCAGCGTCAAAGGCACCTTCGGTCACAAACAGCGGGGCATCGCTGTACTCGAATAGATTGTCGTATCCATAAAGGATCGCATCCTTAGAAGCAGAACAGTTTTTGTATCGTGGTTTTGCTGCCTTGTCGATTGCTCGACTCTGCCAGTAGATCAACTTCCCATTACGCCAGAACGGAATGATTACACGCCGCAGGTGGGCGGGATCCAAACTGAAGTAGAACTTTAAAGGATCCATCCCTCGCGATAGCAGGTACGTAATAAGGGGTTCCTGGATACCATCGTGACCGGCGGACCCTAGTTGAAGTGTCCTATCCGGGAAGGCAATCTCTGGAGTATTCAGATTTACTCGATGAAGCGCCTCGAGTGTAATCTCTTTGTCGGTCTTTTCTGCCTTGTTGAAAAACAAGGTGGCAGCGATCGCCTGAAGTTCGTCGTCTGATATGCCATTGGCACGACACAACTCTTTCATCCAGCGATTAAACTTGCCAGTGCCCTCTTCGTATGAGGCAATAAAACCGCAGTTGTAGCAATGAAAGAATACTTGGTCTGGTTCGATCTTCCAACCGGCACGAGGACTGTGATCATTACAAACGGCGCACCGTTGCTCGTAAAATCCGGCGCCCGTCAATCGACCTAAACTAACACGATCGCGAATTAAATCACCAAGATAAGACTGAGTTTGTAGCATTCTGACATTATATTTCAGAATGCTGACCTCGGTGTCCTACACTTCGGTTAGATCTTCTGTCCCTTTTTGAATGCTGCTAATTTTGCTTCAGCACCAATCGCGTAGTGATAGTCGTTGCCAACATCCTTGACACCGCCTGGACCACGGTTATAGGCGTTGACCAATTCGCGTCCAGAGAATCCGTATTGCTTTTGAAGAATGAGCAAATACTTTGAAGCAACTTCAATGTTGAACTTGTCATTCAGAATCAGGTTCGCCTTGATTTCATCATCTGTCTTTGTGCTGATGTTGTACTTTGAAAACAGATTTGGAAACTTGTTCAGCACATCCTTCGCTGCTGCGAGTTTGATCTGCATAGGACCAAAGTATGCCTCAGGTCCTGGATTGGCGACGCGAAAGGTCTTCATTCCGCCGGCACGAGATTCTTGAAGAAGAATCGATTGAACTAGTTCTGGGTTCTTGTGGCCATCGGCTTTGGCGATGTTGTAAGCGCTGGTCAGCAACTTACCTTGTTCTGGTGTGATGTTTGACGGGAGCAATGTTGCTGCTTGTCCGCCGATCTTTCCGTCTTGAGGCTTTTCAGCGATGACTGCTGTAGCGATGCCTGCTGGCATCATTGAGAATAGTCCGGCAGCGCCGAACAACGCTGTCATTGTGAGCAGCGTAAGGGAAGCAATAACTTTTTTCATAGAATCTCACTTTTGGTTAGTGGGCAAGGTACTCAATCGCCTACCTTAAAAAACTTGTAGACCCCAGTTGTGCTTCGAATGATTTACATCATCCACAAGGTTACCATTCTTGTAACAGCACTCAGAGAATTCGACAAATTGCGAATGTCACGAAACCATTATACTACGGTTTTCAAAAGGTAGTATAACAGAATACAGGAAACGAAAAATGGGACCGAAGCCCCATTTTTTCTAGGATAAAGATGTGCTTATCGAAATGCTGACGGCGCTTCGCTAGCAATGACACCACCGCGTGGGTCAGAGAACTCTGCGCCAATTTGACGTTCAGCACCGTAAACTTCAACGGATGCGAGACCACCACCAAGAACAGCACCACGTGGGCGCTTAACCTTAACGTAGTTCATGTGGAAGAAGTCAAGCGGATTCACGCCGTTGTTCAACTTACCTTGGGACAGGAGTTCCCACAAAGGATATTTATCAGCGTGAACGCTAACGAGGAACTTCTTCAGACGACCTTTGTCGATCTGGTGAAGACGATCAATTTCGATACCGTACACTGTCCCGTCACGTGGATCTTCCATGACAACGGCGACTTCCTTAAAGAGACCGTCGTCGTTCCAGTCTATGAGGTAAACATGTCGAAGGTCAGTAGGACGCTTTTCGATTGTGGTGACTTGTGGTGCTGTTGCCATAGTTAACTCCTAGTAGTTGATGTTGATGCAAGAGTCATCCTGCATATATCTGTATTTTCGGTCTCCTGCATCCTTCTACAATCGATAAATAACGTATGGAACAAACATTGAACGCTATGATCTTTCAAGACAACAAATACACTAAGACCTACTTGGCGCTGGTCGAGAAGCGGCGCGCATCGCCACTTTCAAAGGCGGATGATTATGCTGAGAGTCACCACGTGATCCCGAAATCGCTTGGCGGTTCAAACAGAAAAGACAACCTTGTTTTGTTCACGCCGCGCGAGCACTTTGTGGCGCACTTGCTCCTTACTAAGATGACGGTTGGCGACGCTAAACGAAAGATGAACTTCGCGTTCTACTCAATGCGTCGTGGCACAAAGACAATGCCGCGCTATACTCCGAACAGTCACCTGTTTGCGATCTTCGCCAAGAACATCAAGCGCGAGTTTACTGCTGAGACACGAGCAAAAATGTCGGCAGCACAAAAGGCACGACCGCCAATGACGGAGCAAACACGCCAACGTTTATCTGAGGGAGGTAAGGCATCATACACGAATAATCCTGCGTTGAGAGAACTTCGAAGCAGTATGCAGAAAGACAGATTTTTTCCTGATGAGCACAAGAAGAAACTCTCTGAAAGCGCCGTTTCAAGATGGTCTAAGGGCGTGCCTGAAAGTCATCGCGAAGCAGCGAGACAACGTCGCGGGTCAAAGAGCGGACGATCTAAACTCTGGTCAATCTTGTCGCCCGATAACAAATGCTACCTCACTGAGGCAGCAGGTGATTTTTGTTTAGAGCACGGGATTAGTTATTTCGCGTTGCGAAATAAAGCAGTCACTAAGGACTCGTCGCCAGTCAGACGCGGCGATACTAAGGGTTGGTCGGTGTTGTTCTGTAAGAGCAAACCGTCTTAAACCTCGTGAATCTCTGATTCATATCGTGTGATGAATTCAAGTTCGTCACGTGGATTTTTGAAGTAGAAGAAGTCCCACGGGAAATCTTCTGATGAACTGACATACGATGTGCTGCCTTGCAACCATTTGTAGAGTTCTTTGTAGCGCGGTCCCGACGTCATTCGGCAACCGTAGCGAATTGATCCATCCTCTTTTATGAAGATGGTCAACCACAGTTTATCTTCTGTCTGATCCATTAGAACACCAGAGATGTGCGACGCTTTGCTTCCGCTTTGATCGCTTTGGTTTCTTCTTTCAGCGGCGAGTTAATGCCTGTGCTGGAGAGCAACGGAATGAACTGAGTGATTTCTTCGCTGATGCGCTTCAATCCAAATTTGCCGCAGAACTTTTGAAAGTGGAACATGCTGAATGTGCCGTGATGAAGAACAGCATGGTCAACAGTCTCAGACATTAGTTGCTTGATGTCGTCAGGTTGTCCATCAACCAGATTCATCAAAATCTGATTCTCTTCATAGAGGTCACCGACACGGAATACGATTTCTTCGCCAGTACTTGGATCATTGAACTTCCAAGTTTCGTTCATCAGATTCGAGTGTTCGTATGTGTCACCCTTCATCATCGCATCAAACGATTTTTTGAGGCGAGTAGCACGGACCTTTGGATATGCTGGAAGAACATTGTCGCCACTATCGCCGCGGAATGCTTTTTCGTACATGAAGTAGAACGGATCAACCTTCTCGCCTGTCTTTGAATCGAAGGCACGACTTGTGAACTTACCGTCTGGTCGAACGAGTTGAACGTTCGGAAGTTGAAGCAGCGTTGTGAAGTCCTTGTCGTCAGAAAGGATCGTCACTTCATCGCCGATTGCTGAATATTTGATTGTGTATCCGGCGATGTTGTCATCGCCTTCAAGAAGAGGATTTCCAAGGCAGACCAGCGAGGTGTGGTTGCGAGCGAGATCTTCGAAGGCGGCGATCAGTTCGAAGAACGGAATCATCGAGTCGTCTTTGACGCGATTGCCTTTGTACAAACGTTTGGAGATTGCCGGTTCTGGGCGCTCGCCTTTGGTGTGTGCTTTGCGCCAGTTGTTCGCGCCTTCAAATGAAAGGGCGACTTGCTGCGGTTTCAACTTGTTGTAGTAACTGCGAAGGGTGTTTAGAGCCATGTGCATGGCTAGACCTGCTTGGTCCTTCGTATCAGCGCCAGAGTTGTACTTGCCGTGTGCTGAAGCAACACGAAAGAGAATGTTTGAGGTGTCAACGACGAGACGTTTCATAGGGTGCCAATCAATTCCAGAATATCAAAGAACGAAATTTCCTTGCCACGCACCACAACGACCGGTGTCGCTGATCCTAGCGTGGCGGCAAACTTCTGCTTCTCGATGTCACGTTCGATTTTCGCAAGGTCATCTTTAGTAAGAAATGCCTGTGCTTCGCTCTTCGTCAAAATAGTCATTGAAAATTCCGTTTGTTGAAAAGATTATATCACTCTATGGTGACTTCAAATTATTTTTGAGAACCTAACCCGATCAAAAGGTCATTGGCGCGACCAACACCTCCGCGTTGTGTCAGCACTTCCATCGCTGAAAATAGGAGTGGTTGCCACGTTGGGAGGTCACGTCGAACTACATACGTTGATCGTAACCACGCGCACAGGACACGATCAGGGTGCGTGTGAATTGTGCGCTGAACTTGCTGTAGCGCCTGATCAAGATTCAGCAACGCTTGATTTACTGTCATGATGTCACCACCAAGATTATCGATTTCTGAAATACAGAAACTCATAACCGATTGGGCAAGTTCGCGATCAGATTGCTCAGCGCCGTGTATCATCGTAAACTCGGATTTTTCCAAAGTGCGTATGCTAGAAGAAGTGGAGGTACTATCACAGTACCCCATTCTAAAACAAAGTTCAACATCACACCTTCAATTGGTTTTGCTGACCACTTAACGTTGGATGACTTTCAGATTGGACTGGTTCATCGCCACCTGAAAGATCTGTTGGGCGAAGACCAGCGGCATGGAAGAACAGTTGAACGCTGTCTTGCTCTGTCTCTGCCTGAAATCCAAGTTCATTGATTTTCGCAATGAACGCGTTGTTCCAGTGAAACATAACTTTGACACGACCGTCATCTTCAAATCCGCCGATCTCGAAGGTTGCCCATGGTGTAGGAATACCTTCTTGCTCTTTCAGATACGCTTCGCGTTCTGTTTTTGCCTTACCGCGAAAAAGGTTTTTGAACCAATTTACCATTGTCCAACCTGCGAGATTGATTTCATATTGTTCATGATGCGCTCAACCTCTGGTTGAACCACTTCACGAAGACGTTCAGCAACAAGACTCTGGCAAAGGGTTTCAACAACGTTTGTTGTTGCTGATGTCAGATCCATGCGTGTCAGATAATCTGCTGTAAAGGTAGCGGCGATTGCTTTCCCGCCAAAGTGGAGAATAACCTTGCCAGTATTATCCGTGGCAATGATTTCAGACGAAACACGCGGCTCCCATTTGTCGGCGATTTGCTTGTATTTCTTAACTTGGTCTTGAAGCGCGTTGATGCGCTCTTCAAGAACTACGATCTCGCCAACTCGACGGGTATCAAAATCACTCATCATCATCCTCCTCATTTACTTCGGGCATAGCAATGAGCGTATGACCCTTCATAGAAATTGTAATTGATCCGAATGCGCCAATCACAAGATCGAGTTCATCGACATCGCGAGCGGCGGCATCCAGCACAGAGGCGAATTTGTCGCCTTCATACTTATTTACAATTGCCTGCGGGGCATCTACGAATGCGGCGCTTGTTTCAAGCGATGAAACGTACGTTTCATTCGTTGGGGAGGTACATTCGAATCGAACACCGTTGTCGCGCCCAATCGCGAGCGTCAATGATTCAGCGCTAAGAGTTTTGACGGCACGTGCCATCTGAGAAATTTCACCTTTGGAGGCGCGAACAACGCAAACATCTTCGTCTTCATTCGTCTTTGGATACTTGATCAATCGTTCAGCTGTACACCGAAACTGAATCTTGGATTTGCCTGAGGCGATGGTCAACAGACTTGCTTCGTTGTTGTCGTTCACTTTGACATCAATGTCGAGTTCAGTCGAGAAAATAGAGAGACGCTTCTCCAACTCGGCGAGGCGCCCAATACCGATCTTGATTGCCGAGTCAAACGAAAGATCGAGTTTGGAAATTATCGCCATCTTACCTGAAGGTGTAGATACACCGCGAATCTGATTATCGGTGATCATCACAGCGTCAATGCTGGCAGATCGACACACGGCGAATGCTGATCGAAGTTGTTCGACATCCTTAGTCGTCATTTTCATTTTGGAATCCTTAATTCGAATTAGCAATTATACTGATACGAGTACCATCCACACTATTAGATATAGGATAGATCGGCAGGAAAGTATTGATGTCAATTTTGCTCATCGACATCATGTCATCAACGACAGTAGTCACTTCAGGTTCACTAGGCGCCGCCTTGTTGTCGCCTTCAACCGATGCCTTAATGGTTCTAAGCATTTTCAAGAAAGAGTCCCTGGTGGCGTCTGCCACAGCTGCCACAGCTGCTTTACGCTCTGGTGTCCCTTCTTTTGTGTCAACAGGAAGTTTGATCATCGTGATCTTCTTGCGAAGAATCTTTGATGGTTGCTTTGACTTGTGTTTTGGGTGGCGAAGTGAAAAGATCATTTTAGAATTTCAAAATTTTGTTGTTGAGTGTTCTTTGCGGTGTCGGGATTTCCCAACCAAGCGCTTCGTATGTACCTTCGATTTTGCTGTCGATCATTTTTGATTCAGTGAGTCGACGATCAATCTCAAAGTTCTCATCAAACCACTTTGGAAAATGTTCGAAGTCAACAGGGATCGCAATTGATTTGATCCCGAATTCATTTGGCATCAGATAGAAGATCAATCCCTTATCGCCAGACTTGAGCAACTTGCCGCTCGTGCCTTCAAAGTGCTGAACCATTTCATTGTAGTTGACAGCAGCACGAACGTGACCAGGCAACTTTGCTTTGCCAGCACCGACCTTTTCAGTCCGTGTCCACTCAGCATAGTACTGATCAAGGTTGTTGATGCCTTTTGCTGCGCCAAGAACAATCGGATTCTCGACACGGAACACGAGTTCACGACGACTCTTGTTCACGTAGACTTCAAGCAATTTTTCAAGATTGTCAAAGTCTTCATCTTCAGAATCAAGAATGCGTTCGAGAAGACCCTTCAAGAAATCTTGAATCACCTTTGGTGTGTCAACCTTCTTCAATTCGGAACCCATCATCTTCAATTTGAAGACTTCCATTCCATCAAGATCAACAACGCGAATTGTGTATTTCTTTTTGGCATTCAAAAACAATCCACGGCGACCAACAATTTCACGACCTGCCTTAATAAGACTATCGTACTTGTCCGATGAACACGCGAAGGTCTTGCGCATGAATTCTGGGAAACTATCATTGACGAGGTCGGCAATTGCGTCAGCACGTTCAATGGCATCTTGCTTGTTAGTTGCCAGAGTTTTGAAATAGCACGAGTCGGTATCGGACAGCAAAGTCATATCGCAGATCGACTTCAACTCGTGATCGACGCTGATGGTCCGCTTGACATTGTACGCGGTCTTATTACCAGCAACGCCTTCTTCACCGCGATACCAGATAACTTGAACCTTGTGCCCGGTGAGCAGATGCCCAATGGTTTCGATCATGTGTTTCGTAATAGCGCGTCCACACGCTGTAACTGAACCACCCATGTTGAGTTGTCCTAGTCTAAAGTGAACCGATAACATCGCACCGTAGGTGGAGTTCAATGTAAGTTTCTTCGACATCTGCTGAAGTTCGTAGTCTTCTGCCTTTGCTTCGGCAGCAGCAATTTCTTCGGCAGTTCCGCCTTCTGCTTGAAGTCGCTTAACCTCAGTCAACCACTTCTTCTTTTCTGCTTGAAGTTGTTTTCGTTCAGCGTACCACGCCTCAAGAGCGGCGGCAACAACCCCAAGACCGCGGGACTGATCAAAGACCGTGCCGTACGCAGAAATTGCCCACTGATTTTCCTTGAAGATTTCCAGCCACTCAGCACCAGTTGCTGTCAACCAATCATCGTCGAGTTTCAGACGACGCTTAGTATCCTTAGTCAATTCCAAAGTGTGCTGAAGATCGTCGCCAGCAATAATGCCAGACCAGTCGTATTCGCCGTTTGTTACACCGTACTGCGTCCCAGTTCCGAATTCATCATCTTCATCGTCGGCATCCTTCTTCATCTTGATTTTGCGAACGTTCTCGACTATGAGATGTTGCTGCCACTCTGGCAAGTCTTTGTTCTTCTCTGGAACGAAGCGACTGCCGTCGCGCTTCATCTCGATAGCACAGTTGCCAGAGACGAATTGACCGATGATCATTTCAGGAGAAATATTCAACGCGCGAATCACAGACGGGTACAGCGAGTTAATGTCAACTGACCCTAACCATTCGTGAAGACCTGGGAACGGATCAAGAACTAGAGCACCGTCAACAACACCGACTTCGCCACCTACCTTGTCACGCACAATAAGGTTGTGAACGTGGTGGGCGCGGTTGACAATTGCCGTTTCAACATAGCGCACTGTGCCAAGAAGATTTTCGAATAGGCACGTGTTCTCGTGCGCCATCGTGTTCACCAATTGGATCAGTTTTCGCTTGTTGTTAATCTTCACCAACAAGTCAACGTCGCGAGCATTGTAGCAGGCGAAGCGAGCAAATTGCTGATTGTAGAAATCTTCGAAGTGTCCATCGAAATGAACCTTGTCAACACCAACTTCTGCTTCGCCAACGAACCCTAATGAGTAGGTTGGGTACTTCACGTCTTGCGCAAACTTTTTGAACAGGTCAAGATAGTCGAGGTGGCATCGACCAAACAGTTTGTATGTGATTGCTTCTTCGCCGAATCGCATCACAGTGCCTGCCTTTGGTTTGCGGGCACCAATGAAACTCATCTTTGCTACAAGTTTAGGAGAGACGCGCTCGAGACGACGAATGATGTATGGGATGTCGAAGAACTCTGAGTTCCATCCAGAAAGAAGGTCGGCGTTTTGAATCGCTTCGACCATCTTAACCAGAAGGTCGGTTTCATTTACGCAAAGGATGAACTTTGGTGTGAAGTCAAGTTTCAACTCGAATGCCATTGCCGCGACTTCATCATCGAACTTGGAGATGTCGTAACCCTTTGGTGGAAGCAAAAGGGTAATGAAGTCGCCAGTCCACGATTGATAGATCGTGACAGCATTGATTGCGGCATACGGGTTTGCGACGGTTGACCACCCAAGTGCTTTGCGTGTGTCGGTCTCGATGTCGATGAAGGCAAAGTTCAGAATTGGGAGCGGGCGTTTATAGTACTCGCTCATCAGAATCTTGAACAGCGGTTGAATGTCCGCTTCGTGTAATGTCGCTGATGGGAATTGTTTTTTGCCGATGTTGAATTCATCGACAGAGTCAAATACATGCTTGACTAACTTTTCACCGTAGATGCTCGTGTACTCGCCGTCCTCATCTGGGGTGTAGAAATACTTTGGCGCCTTGTAGCGCTGAAGTTTTCGCTCGTGAATTGAGTCGCGTTCCCAGACTAGGATACTGTCAGTATCATAATCGGCGACCGCGCCTACGTAAGATGCTCCGTTGGCATAAATAGATGAACTATCAGGAGCGGAAGATGAAAAATCAGGCATATGTTTATTGTATCAAAGTACTTGAGTCTGGCGAATTCTACTTAGGATCCAGGGGTCGGAAT